CTTTTACCGGAAACTCGGCTCTTACAGATATCAACGCTGCGAGAGCCTTTGTCTTATCTGAAACTTCTCCCTCTCGCTCTTTACCAGATGAAATAATTTCACTGATATGAATTGCAAGTTTTTTAATAAGTTCATCTACTTCTTTCACTCTTCTTATCTCTCTTCTTTAACTATTCCTATTCTTGGAATCTGTATGTTTTTTATGTTAAAATATCTTTACCCACCGAGAATGGGGGATTATGAAAACAGAAAAACATACTTTTTCTTGCTACCGCTATGCAAAGCAACTAACAACCATTACTGATTACTATGAGTTATCAAGCGGAAAACCCGTTTGGAAATACTCAACTTGTTCATTAAAGGACAGTTCGCCTAAATTCCGGTGCAACGGAATGGAAAATAATACTGATGAATGTCCTTACTTAAGTAACTATTAAATAGCTTTCCATCGGTGGGTTTATGATTTTGCTCCACTTTTAAAGATCTGCTCATATCCTACTGCCCCTTTAAAATGTATTTCTGCCGGGCAAACCATTTTCACACTCGTGTAAAAATCTGGTAACGTATTCACATCAACATCCGGATTTAATTCCTCCAACATAAATTGAATAACGTCTATCATCAGTTGGTCTGTTCGTTCTCTCGGTGAAATAAAGCAGTACACTCTAAGAGGACAATTTGGACAATCATTCTTTTTTGCTTCGCAATATGCCCGATGCATATTATTGAATTTTACTTGTGATAACTTTTCTATCTCCGTCACTTCCCATCGCCCTTCTTTCTTTTTTGTGAATTTAATTCGCTTATTAAGGCAAAAAAATTTCATCTCGTTCTTTCCGGGTGAGATGCAATACCCTTGTTAATGCAGTAATTTCAGATGCATAAAAATTACCACTTTTCATTCTGTTATAGAGAGTTTCACGCAATATACCTGATTTATCAGCTATTGCTGTAACTGTCATTCCAGAATTACTTATTTTCTCTTTGAGCAGTTCTACATTCGCCACTTCTTTATCGCCTCCTTTCCGTGAACTAAATTCACTATATCATTGATGTGAATTTATGTCAACACTTTTTAATAATTTTGTTGAATTATTTTACACAAAGTGGTATTATGATAATACAAATTAATTAATGAAAGGAGTTCTGCTTATGTTACCGCTATATAAAAACATAAAATCAAAAAGGACTGAATTAAAAATGTCTCAAGATACATTGGCAGAATTAACTGGATATAAAGACAGATCATCCATTGCCAAAATCGAAAAAGGAGAGGTCGACCTCGCAGAGTCAAAAATACGAGAATTTGCAAAAGCATTAAAAGTATCTCCCCGAGAACTTATGGGTTGGGATGAACCAGATGAAGAACCATTAACCATTGCCGCCCACTTCGACGGTGACGAGTATACTGAGGAAGAACTTGACGAAATAAAAGCATTTGCTGAATTTGTAAAAACCAAAAGAAAGTAGTTGTCCAGATTTCAGGACACCTATAAGAATATACTGGAGCGGGAGGTGTTTTAATTGAATACATATGAAGAATTGCAAGACGAAGCCTGCAAGGATGGTATAGAAATTATAGATAATCATTCTTTTAAAAGCGATCGGATCAGCGGTCTGTATTGTAATAATACGATCGCATTGAGTAAAAATCTTAAAAATTCTACCGAAAAAGCATGTGTCCTTGCCGAAGAGCTTGGACATCACTACACTGCTGTCGGTGAAATCATTGACCAGTCCAGTGCTGAGAATCGCAAGCAGGAATTACGCGGTAGAATCTGGGCATACAACAACCAAGTCGGTTTGCGTGGTATCATTGATGCATATTTACACAACTGTCAAAACCTATTTGAAACGGCAGAATATCTTGGAGTTACCGAAGAGTTTTTAAATGACAGCCTAACATACTACACAAATAAATACGGTGTATGCACACAGGTTGACAATTACGTTGTATTTTTCCAGCCTAATATTGGAGTTATGGAATTAATATAAATCGATTATAAGAAAGGGAGTTAAGTGATGAAAAATTTCAAAAAAATTTGTTTCTCATTATTAGTTGTATTCTTACTTGTATTTTCTGTACCTAGCATCTTGCCTTTTAGCGATGATATCATCAGTGTTGAAGCCGCAACCAAACCAAAACTAAATAAGAAAACAGCAACACTTATAAAAGGGCAAACATTAACATTAAAAGTATCTGGAACCAAAACCAAAGTAAAGTGGTCTAGTTCCAACAAAAAAGTAGCAACTGTCAATTCAAAAGGACTTGTCAAAGGGAAAAAAGCTGGGAAATGCATAATAACTGCCAAGATAAATAAGAAAAAGTATACCTGTAGTGTTATCGTTTCTGCCTCAACCGTCCCAATTTCCACATTTAAAATCGATAGTTGCCTTTCCGTCGTAGAGAATGACTACAGCTCAATCGATTATACTATTTCACCGTCAAATGCAACTAACAAAACCATTTCTTGGAAAAGCTCAGACAACTCAATTGCAACCGTATCGAGTTCTGGTCTTGTTCATGGAATCAAGCCAGGAACTGTTAAAATAACTGCCACTTGTGGTAATTATACAGATACTTGCATTGTTGACGTGCTTATGGATTATGAATACGCAGAATCACTATTATCATATAATAGTTATATCATAAATAACCATGACCAATCTGGTGTTCTTATTATTGTAAAAAATAACTATCATAGTCCTATTTGTTTAGAAACCAAGTGCTCCTTTTATAATTCTTCTAACGAATTAATAGGTATTTCTTCTGATGATTCGGATACACATAATTATCGTTTTGAAAATGGCAGTGAATGCGCCCTCTTTTTATCTGGACCGCCAACCGAAAATTATGTAATTGACTTTAAGGTTTCAAAACCTTTTCGTTTTGGAAATGCAAATGCAATAAGCACGACTTCAAAAGAATATTCTTCTTATATACTTACAACTGCAAAAAATGAATCAAATCCACATTCAGAGTTTACTTACGTTGCAATAGTTTTTTATAAAAATAATACTCCTATTGGATACAATGCTAATTATGCCGATACAAAATTTATTGGCGCATCTGATGAATTAAAATTTTACTTTCCAAAAGATGTAAACAACAACACTATTATACCAGATAGTTACAAACTATACGTAAATTGTTCTATGAGTAATTAGAAAATACATAATTGCCGTTCATCCTCCGGCAATTCGGCTGTAAAATAAGAATCATTTGTATCCATACATGTTTCATTATGTGGATCGTAGTCAGACCAGTTAATCGGATTATACTGTTTATTTATCATTGGCACACCTCCGTTATAATAACTACTCATATTATAACGTGATTGAATAACTATTTTGTGCCATATGAATTTTGATAAATAAAAACCGCCCCAGTGCTACCAACACCAGAGCGGCAAACATTGCTCCGAAAAGCAATATCCTAGACAAAGCATATTATACCTTTCGGAGCAGCCAAACGCAAGCGGAACACCAGTTCTCTGCTGGCTGTTATTTTTATACCCAAAAACGGGTCGATTTCGACACCTTTAACACTAGAAAGGATGATACTATGGCAAAAGCAAAATACTCAAAAAACTCCCGTGGTGAGTACGAAACAAAGATCTGGGATGGCACTTACAATGCTGACGGTAGCAAGCATCGTAAACGTCTCGTCTCAAAGAAATCCAGTGCTGATCTGGAACGGCAGGTCAACCAGTTGAAAAACGATGTGGAAAATGGTCAGTATGTCCAGGGAACTGATGTGACTTTTTTAGAATATGCCCGAAGCTGGCTCCTCACAAAAAAGGCTGCCCGTGAAATGAATACTCGGAAAATGTATGAAAATATCATAGAAACGCATCTATCCTTTTTAGAGGACGTCCGTTTGTGTGATATTCGAAACAGTCACTTCCAGTTAGCTATCAACAATGCACTGGATAAGCCGCGGACTTGTGAACAAATAGAAGTTACTTTTAAACAGATCATGAAAATGGCTGTAGCTGATAATTATATCGGCATCGGAATGTACGACAAGATCTGCGCAGACATTAATCTGCCAAAGTATGTCAAAAAAGAAAAACGCCCTCTCATGCCTGAGGAAAAAGAAGCTATTTCAAAGGCAGATTTCACAAACAGGGAAAAAGCGTTTATCTATATCATATATTCCTGTGGATTACGCCGTGGGGAAGCTCTGGCTCTATCAAAATTCGACTTTAAATCGGTAGGTGACAAATACTCTGTCTCGATCACAAAAACGCTTATTTTCCCGAAAAACACGTCGGAGATCAAGCAGATGCCAAAAAGCGATCACGGATTTCGGTCTGTTCCAATCCCGGATACTACCGCAGCCTTCTTAAAAGAGTACATCTCTACTCTTCCCGGTACATATCTGTTTACCTGTCGTGACGGATCAAACATAACGCATTCCGCTTATGTAAAAATGTGGGCGTCCATAGTAAAGAAAATAAATTATGCTGCAGGCGGTACTGATGCTTTTCCTGTCGTGTCCGGTCTGACTGCACACATCTTCCGACACAATTACTGCACGAACCTGTGTTACCATGTACCGGCGATCAGTATAAAGAAAATTGCTCAGCTAATGGGAGATACAGAGAAAATGGTACTGGATGTATATAATCACATCATGGAAGAAAAAGAAGATGCCGCAGCCGTTGTAAATGATGTTTTGGCAATCTGATTTGCGGACACAATGCGGACATTAGGGTCAAAAAACACCTTGCGGACGCAATGCGGACATTAAAAACCATCAACTTTTGATTACTTTTTACTACTTTAAAAATCACAAAAAAATAGCGGAAATCCTTGATTTTACTGGCTTTCCGCTATATTCATCTTAATGAGACATCGGGGATTCGAACCCCGGACAACTTGATTAAAAGTCAAGATGCGTTTCCTTTATTTCCGGTGCTTTGAGACACCTTTGTGGACATTTTGCGGACATTATTATTTCTCATTACTAAGATCAGATTATGTTCTTACCTTATTATAATATAAAATATTGATAAAGAAAATGCTCCTCTTAAAGATTTTATCATCCAATATAAATTTTCCCGTCCACCCCCACAGCCAGGCATGCAATCGTGGCATCCAGTTTGAACCACACGGATCCGTCATCGAATTTTCTGACCTCTACCGGTTTGATGTCAGCACCTTTGCGCAGATAGCCAATGCCGCTCTTATTATCACAGGATGTCTTGATCTGGTTTGATAAGTAAATGTACTTGCCATGCTCGCCGTAATAACCGTTGCAGACCGGAACAGATTCTTTCACGCGATACCAGTTTCCGGCTTTATATTCCGTCTTGGTGGCTGTGGTAGCTTGTCCACTCTTTTTCCAGACAGCCATGAATTTCTCCGGTGTGCCGTACATTTTTTTCAACTTTGTCGGAGTACTGCCCCAGTTTGGTAACTGGAAATGCGGTCTGTCCTTAATGGATTTCCAGCTGCCGCCCCATTCTAAGCCGATGCTCTGCCCGATTTTTCCTACCTTATCATATAATCCGGTAGAATTATTAAATGCATCATCCGAAGTTTTACCGTCCCCGTCCACATCCATTTTCAAATAGAAGTCAAAGGCTACGCCCCACTGGTGCATGGAACTGTAACTGGATCCTTTGGCATTTGTGACAATCTTTCCCGGCTTTGTCCTGCCCTTTGCATATAAAGCATCCTGTTCTGCTTTCGTCCTCAAACATTCTCCAATGTCGATCGTAATTCCGGCAGCCGCACATTTCTTCTGTAAAAGTGTGATTTTCTCCTGTAAATCCGGGTGTAATGCTTTAATATCTCTCATTCTGTTTTACCGCCTTTCTCTAAATACTGTTTGAATAACTGATGTAAACCGGTGCTTGCTAATCCACTGAATAAGCCGCTTAAAATGATTGATGGAGAAACGCTCCATCCATTCATCCAAATTGCTAATATAACGCCCAAAACGGCGCATACAGTAGGAATCCACTTGTTATCAACGTCCTTAATCCATTTCTTAATTACATAGCCGACGCAAAGGCAAATCCCTACTATTACCGGCACCATAAATTCTGTTAAAAATCCTAAATCTGCCATAATATCACTCCTCCTCTAAATCTGCTATTCTGTGGTTAATTACCCTGATCTGCTCTTCCATTACCGGAACACGCTGTGCGAAGTTGTTATGTAATCTTACCTCGCGTGTCAGTTCTTCAATCTTGCAATCTGTGACCGCCTGTGCTGTTTCCAGCTTGTGTTCGGTCTTTTTTTGACTGCTACTGACTGTCAGTGCTGTGCCAATCAGTGCAAGTCCCCCTGTGATTAATGCTGTTATGATTGATTCCATTTTCTTTTTTCCTCTCTTTCTGCCCGTAGGCTTGTTATTTAAAAGAGCCGGCTACACAACACACGGTCATGTAATCGGCTCTTAGACTTTTGATTTTTTTAATTCTGCAATATCCTGCTGCATTGATTTGATCTGATTTTTCGTCTCTATGTTTTCTTTTTCTACTGCATCAACACGTTTCCACAACTCCTGAATCACATATGTGTTCAATGCGATAAATTCTTCATACCTTAATGAATAAATATACTCTGGATTGCCATTTTCATCTAAGATAGGTTCGTTGACTTCTTCGCCATCAACCAATTTACTGTCAATTTTTTGATCTTTGCAGAATCCAGCAAAATCGAGATCTGTTAAGCCACATTCTGACATTGCCTGCTCTACATCCTGTGCTATAAAACCGATATGTGTTCTGCCAGATGTACCATCTTTAAATAAAAATGATACTGGCTGTAATTTCATAAAAAACTGTAAATGCTTATCTGTAAGTGATTTAATATCATCTTTATAATTTTTATCAGAAGTTGATATCGAACTTGATGTAACGTATAATTGTGAAAATCTATGATTTCCAGAACCAAGGCTAATAGCTCCGTTCATTCCAACACCATTAGATTCATATGTTCTAACATGGTTATCATCTGTTATAGTCATTGCTCTATTTGTTACTCTATTTCTTATTCCCTGAACCATGATATATGTCGGATTATAGACATACATATTAGTTCCATCGCTACCACCCCATATCCAGGCTGGGGTTTCATTTTTACCACTCCAATTCCAGTTTTTATTACAGGATGCAGACGTTGATAACTTGGAATTTAATAAATCTGTCACACTTCCGACATTTCTTATTGTTATAGAATTGCATGTAATGTTTCCACTCCTGCAATCTATTCCGACAGTCATTCCTTGACCAGAACAACCGTCTACAAATCCAACTCCGTACCATGATTTGATGATTAGATTTGCAACGTCAGCCCCATTTCCATCTCCGTTACCATTAAAAATTCCTGTATTGCTTGTTGTCTGAACACCGAGAACCATTCCATTGGAATCTGAAGCCGTACTACCTGGTAACTTATGTTGTCCAATAATAGTGCCAGTCATTGTTCCGCCGGATAATGGTAAGTGGTTTGCTAAACTGCTGTTTAACGATGATATCGCCCCTGTACAAGTACCATTCCCAATCTTAGAAATATCCGTCGTTCCAAGCATCTTATAGAGATACCGCACATTTTTGAACATCTGTGACACCTTTTTTAAAATAGAAGAATGTTTTTCGCCACTTGATAATTTTGATACGCTTGTCCACGCTGACGCTGATCCGTCTGCTACATCACTACTCGTAAAGGTTGCTGTATTCTCGGCTGTATCTCCACCGGTTGCCACTGCGCCAACATTTTCTGCCGTAAGCACTACATTTCCACGGCGAAAAAAATCTTCGTTGACACCTTTAATTCCAGTTACCGGAGTTCCGGCAAGCACGTCCCACTTTTCATCTGATGTTTTATAAATATTGGCACCTGCCGGAATTACATTCCCGGCTCCCTCTTTAAAATCATCCGTGGTTGTAAATTCGTCTGAAATATTGAACATCCACCCTGTGCTAACATCCGCAAGTGACGGAAGATCTGCAAATGCAACTGTTCCGTGTGGCTGCAATCCACCTTTAAGTCCTTCTGATACATCTTTTGCCTGCTGATAGTAATACTTGGCATTGTCAGAATCCTCGCCCTCTCTGCTTCCTGTACCACCAACAGCATAACTCTGTGCTTTGGTTGCACTATCTGCTGCAGATTCGGCTTTACCGATGATCTCTGTTACTTTCTGTGTTGCGATTGTGGCTTTATCTGTGGCGGTACTGGCGGACTGGCTGGCAGATGCCGCTTCACTTGTGGCTGTGGCTGCAGACTGACTGGCGGATGTCTCACTGGCTTTTGCGTTAGTCTCGGATATTGCTGCCGCCGTGGCTGACTTCGCCGCTGCTGTCTCTGACGCTTTGACATTGGTTTCGGATGTTTTTGCCGCTGTTTCACTGGCTTTTGCGGCATTCTCACTTGCTTTGGCGTTTATTTCAGACATGGCCGCTGCCTGCTGGCTTGACTCTGCCTTTGCCACTTCCACCTTGATTTTCGCCAGATAATTAGGCTCTAAATGCTTTTCTTCAATGCTACCCTCTTTGACGATGGCAGACACTTTTCCATCCTTATCAATATAAAAAGCTACCGTATCAGAATCAAGGAACTCATACTGTGTAATCAGTGCCGACAGGTCTATGTACTGCTTCGTACCATCGATCAGAGTCAAAATAATCTGCTGTGTAGTCGGATTGTAATCGAAGTTGATCGCGATCTTCTCCATCTGTGTATCAATCGTAATCTTAGAACCGTTCTTTTTTGTGATCGTAATGATTCCGGTCGATTCCTCAAACGTCACATCCGCAACAAGGGTTGCCACTTCCGCCTTGGTTGCTTTCGTGGTATCAAGAGTGATTACACGATCATCAATGATATCAATCGAGCCATCCATTTTATTGAGGTTTCTTTCATTAAGCGGTGTTTCATCGCTCGGGTAATTCTCCCAATTAATATCAATATGCGCTTTATTCATGATCTTCACTCTCCCTTTCCTTTGCAAGCTTCATCTGTTCCAGTTCTACCGTAACCTGCCTGTTAGCCTCTTCCTTGATCTGATACAGAATGTCCTTAAATACCATGTACTTAGCTTCGATTGGAACATCCTCGCACAAATTTACATAATTTATAATATCGTTTTCAAATTCACGAATTTTTGCATTTATCATAGAATACCTACCGTTTCCTTCAATTCTTTTATTTCTTCATGCTGTAATTGCACTGTTGCAACCAGATCAGCGATCAGCTCTGTATAATTCAGTCCGTAATACTTTTCTCCGTTACCGTTTGAGAAAATTTGAGGGCAAATATTCCATCCTTCTTCCACACTTTCCAAAACATCCTGTGCTATAAAGCCATGATGAAATCCATCCTTTTCGAAATTATAACGATACGATTTTGCTCTCAGAGAATAAATAAACTCAGATGATTGTTTTTTGTCTAAATCTGAAATTGAGTTTTTCATTCTTCTGTCAGATCCATCAATTACTCCACCTCTGAATCCGCCTACTCCGGTATCTCCGTCTAAATGGATCATCATGTGGTCATTATCGTTTGCGCCTTTATGCAATGAAACCTGATTATATTGAACCGTACATTTATGAACAGGACTTTCAAGCGTCCCTTCCACTGTTCGAAATCCATCCGTTCCCATCTGTACAAGTGTTCCACTGCGTTTAAATTCAATAAGGTTTTCTACAGACTCTTCCGTTTGAACGTGCACATATCCGCCGGTCATTTCCATAGATCCCTTTAATTCAAGTAGATTTGCTTTGATTTTGATGCCCTCGGCTGACTGGTTGATTTCTGAAACAACGCTATCCTTTGTAACTTTAGAACTGATCTCCGTTGCAGTTACTTCTATTTTACTGGATAACTCGCCTTCTGTTTTACTCGCCCTGGTAACTTCTGCTGTGATATTGTCTGCATTAATTTTAATGGCTGCCGCAAGTTCAACTTCCTGCCCCTGTGCCCTTTTGACTTCTGCTGTAATACTGCTCGCATTTTGCGTGATTCTCGATGATAAACCATCCGTTGTATTTTTAACTTCTGTGCGAATTTCGGTTGCGGTCTGCGTGATCTGTGACTGCAATCCCTTCTCAACATCAGTTATCGTACTCTGTGTCTTTTCAATGGTTCGCTCCAACACATTGCTCTTGCCTTTGAGCTTTAAAATACTTTTCTGTATTCCGTTCGCCCCGTTTGTCCGGTACTCTTCCCCATCCGCTTCCAAATCATCACGCAAAGCCTGTATACCTTTCAGGGTTCTTTTCAGAATATAGGACTCAATCAGTTCATATCTGGTCGGCAGCCGCACTGCATCCCCGACCTCAAGACACGGATTTCCTTTGCAGTCCGCTGTAAACGGGCGGTAAACAATCCCTCTGATCTTGGAAAGGATATTTTTTGCAATGCCATTCAGTTCTTTTGTGCCTTTGCCATAGACAAAAAAATTATCCTCGATCACATAAGCATTGTCTCCCGTACCCACAATCACGCCGATATCATTCTTCTGCTCCCGGATCTGTAACTTATTGATTGTTTTAACAAGAAAATCTTCATACTCAGCCGTTATATATAAATCCTTCCCGATACGGTTGCTTTTCGGATCTCTTGGGAACAAATCATCTGCCGGATAAAGATCGTTTCTCGGATAAAGTCCCTGTATATTCTGCTCCAGATATATATAATGAAACTTCCCGTCACGCCCCATGTGCCCCATGCAGCCATTGATCTCACAAATGCAGGACAACACTTCCTTGCCGCTCACGGATTCGCCTATGGTGCTCGATTCCTCTGTATCAGAACTTGTCTCACTGGATGGCGTGACCGCAACTGTTTTTTCAATAGACATGTTGTCATTGATAAGATCAATGTCAGCCTGCTCAATCCCGAAGTGCTTAAAAAAGCTGTCCCGGAATTGCTTCATTGTGACCGGATCATAAACTGTAACAGTCGTAGTTTTTCCATCTTTATCTTTCTGCTGCTCTTTATGGGATGGAAAGACAGTGTTATACCATGCTGCCACATCTGCATTTAAAATGTCATAAAGGGCATCATATGCCACTACATCTCGGTATTTTCTGTCAGCAGTCGGTGTATCGGAATAACCTTTGAATCTTCCTATCAAAAAGGGTTGATCTGTGTGCCCGCCAATTATCATCTTGACGGTCATCCATCTCCCTTTCATTGGAAGAAAAATATTTGATACCTTAAATTTTACAGATCCGGCTTCGACAGCACCAAAAGTCAATTCAGACTGTGAACACAGGCTTTCTGTTAATTCAAACTCTTCCTCATGAAATTCCGTATTTGTGATATGGATTTTCTCATCATCGGAAATAATTTCAAGCTGGACATCAACGCTATTCTGTTTAAATAAATCAGCATATTTAAAATCAATCATCCAACTACACCTCCATATCCGATAAATGCCAGCCGGAATGATCCATACTGGACCGTCCATTCATCTGCATAATCTATCTGATACTCCACGTCAGGCATATAACAGTACATCGTTACATAATTACCGATTTCTGGCATCCATGCGGTAACAAGTGCTTTCTTTTCGGTTGTATTGGAATATTGGGATCTGATATTATCCATCAGTGGACGCAATACAGCTTCGTCTATATCTCCCGGTGTTTCCCATTCTGTTTTAATTGAGACATTGCTCAATGCCTCCCGGTGTAATACTCCGTTCGCATCCCGATAAGAATTAAGATCCTGCCCCTTGATCCCACATTTATACTTCTTTGTCTCTATATACCGGAAAGGAACTGTGTAATTGCCTACTTTTATTAAAAATCCGCTGTATGCCATTTATACGCTCCTCTCCTAAAAGTCAAATGCCGGACTTCCGGTTCTCCGGTAATAGTCGTTTGCCTCTTCCTTTACAATTTTGAAAATCTTTCCTTCGTCCGCTACGATCCGCACCGTCTGCACGCCTTTCATCTCACTTGCGATCATTTCTGCAAGCGGCTTCATGTAAGAAAGATTATTTTCGAGCGGAAGTACTGCTTCGCGTCCGGCTTCTCCGATTTCTGCGAATGTTCTTCCAGTTGTGATGCCGCCGTTGGCAAGATGTACTCTCGGAAGTGTTACTGTCGGAACCAGATCAACTCCGCCCCAGTCTACCTCGGCTACTTTAGCAGCCCATGAAACGACTTTATTAAAACCGCCAAGGATGTTATTAATACCGCCAACAATAAAATTTATAGCAGACTCTATTCCACCAATAACTGCATTCATAGCATTTACAACTCCAGTTTGTATTCCCTCCCAAAGAGATTTGAAAAATCCGCCGATTGCTTCTGTTGCTGTTTTCCACGCGTTTTTCACAGGATCTATTACTGTTACATTGAACCATGCCGATACTGCACTCCACACTGTTTTTATATCTTCCCAAAGTCGTTTAAAAAATCCAGATACCTGATCCCATACTCCCTTAAAGAATGTAACTACTGGTTGAGTAACATGTTCGCTAAACCATTCCGATACCGTGTTCCATACCGCTTTTATATCTTCCCAAAGTTGTTTGAAAAATGTAGAAACTTTTTCCCATAAATCTTTGAAAAATGCCACTACCGGTTCAATAACATGTTCATTAAACCAACCTGATACGATAATCCAAATAGCCTGTATAATAATCCACAAACCCTCGAAAATCTGTCCCACTCTCTTCTTTAAGCCTTCAAAAAATGTAACAATCGGCTCAATAACATGTTCACTAAACCATTCCGATACTGTGCCCCATATATTACTGATTGCCGTCCATAATTCTGTGACTTTTTCTTTAACCGGATCAACGATATGTTCTTTAACCCAATCTGATACGTTGCCCCATATGTCACAAATTGCCGTCCATAATTCTGAAAATTTTTCTTTGACCGGATCTACAATATGTTCTTTGACCCAATCACCAACTTTTGAAAACCATTCTTTTATTTCTTCCCAGTGTTCTTTTATAACAACCACCAAAGTAAGTACTACTGCTACAATTGCTGCTATAATTGCCGTAACCAGTACAGGCGCACCCAGTATAATCGCTCCTACCGCCATCAATGCAATGCCAATCAGCATAAGAATTTCTTTCATCCAGCTAAATCCATTATTTAACATATCAACAAAACTAATTGCCGTAAGAATACCACCTGTTAAAATCATCATAATTGCACCTGCAGTTGTTCCGAGTGCCAAAAACGTTCCAGCTATCAATCCTATTGCAGATACCAATAATAACGATGCGTTTTTTGCATTCAATCCATTTTCACTGATATCCTTAAGCGCTAATATAAGTCCCGCCGCAGATGCTATAATCAAAAATATACCAGCAACAAGAGGGCTGAACAGCGCATACAAACCGCCAAAAGCAAGCGATACTCCAACAATGTAGCCTATTAATCCCTGCCAATCGACGCCTTCATTCCACATATGCAAATAGCTGTAAATTGCCAATGCCACCCCAACAATAATTGCCAATACAGATAATATTTTTCCAAGGATAGGATGTACTTTTATCAAATCTGAAAGGAAAGTTGCAATCTTCCATGCTAATAATGCCGCTCCGATCGCTACCACGACAGGTAGTATGGATTCAAAAATTTTCTTTATTTTTTCAATCCACGCAAAATCCTTTTCAGTCAGTGGAACCTCCTCATAATCAATTCCCACACCGGAGCCGCCAGAACCACCTCCACTGCTGCCGGAATCATTAGAGTTAATCACATTTAATTCATCAAATCCCTGCAATGCTCCCTTTGCTTTTTTTGCAGCATTGGCGGTATTATCAAGAGACGCTGCATAATCTACCTGTTGTTCTTTCGCTCGAGTCCACGTTTTCTTCCCTGATAATGCAGATATAAACTTATTAAAAAGATTTATCGCCTTCGTCAGCCAACTACATAAAACTGTTAATGCTGGAGCTAACGCATTAACAATCGGTATCGCCGCAGCTCCAATAGAATTTTTTAAATTCAGCGTAGCTGATTTCATTTCTGACATCTTCTGGTTAAACTGTTCAGAATATCTTGCATAATTCTGAATACCTGTTTTAATCCCTTCGATCATTGTTCGAAATGCCTTTGATACAAATTGAAACACTAATATAGTCAATGCAATTTTCTTTACACGTTTTATAAATTTCTCGATTGCCCTATTTACCTGCTGCACGGCACCCTGGATATTCCCAAAACGCCCTCCGGCACTTGTGTCCATTTCACCCTCACGATCCACAACCTCGCGCATTCTCTGGTTCATGATATCTAATTGTTCATTTACCTCACGCAATCTTGTCGCCAGACGCTGATACTCTTCTGTATTTCGTGGATCAATATAAGCTGCATTTTCATTTTCCATACGCATCATTTCAGCGTGTATCTGTGCGGCTTCCTGTCCTACCTGTCGCATCTGATTTTTCAAATCTTTCCATTTATCATTTATTTGGCGATCCTGCCCAGCTTCTTCCATCCGGTTTAAAGCATCTATAAGTCTGTCTGACTCCCTTTCGCAATCAGCCATTTCCATTTGCATTTTTCTATACGAAACAGAATCTGTATTACGCCCAAGTGCCACCCATTCCTGCATCCGATGATTTAATTGCGCTTGTCTGCCACTGACGCGGTCAAGTGCCGCCTCTGCTTCTTTATACGCTCTCGTTGGAACATATTTTTCTGTGTTTTTTAATTTCTCCGATAACTGACGTCCATTTGCGACAAGCGAATCAAAAGTATTCTGCAAATCCTTATACTGGTCTGTTGGAATCTTCTGCCGCTCCATCTGCCGCATCTGATCGGTAAGACGCTGTGATTCCCGCGTCAGTTTCTGAAACCGTGACTCCAACTGCAACAGGCTGCTGGATGCATCTCCATTTTCAATTAATGTCCTTATTCTGATTTTTCCATCATATCCATCAGCCATATGCAATCCTCACTCCCTAAACTAATCCAAGTTCCTTTTCTGCTTTCTTCTTTGCTCTGATCTCTGCCATCATCTGATCGTATTTGTCAATCTTTGTTTTCTCATCCTCGGTATACTCTTTCTTTTCTTCCGGCTGCTCTAATGCATACATTTCCTGTGCTTCCTTGATCGCCTGTCTCTCTTCTTTTCCCATCTTGGATGTGATTTTCTTCCTGCGGATTTCTATAACCTGTTGGAATGATGACTGTTTATAAGGCATATTCCAGAGCAGACCATTGAACATCCACCAGTGCATATCATCCAAGGAGAGATCGATCCCATATATCTGCCGGAAATCTGCATAAATACGCCACTGGTCAATGTCGTAATCTACCAGTCTGCGGTTATCTTTTGATGATCCTGGTTTGTCATGGAACCAGCCATTTAGAAACCACTCCACACACTGGCGAAGATCATCCCCGTCCGGGTGCTCCCGTTCATCGAACAGCAGATAGATCAGCGCATCACTCTTCTCATACTCATTCAGTTCTTTGTCATACTGCACAAGGAATACCTGTATGCCGATACGAAATGACGCATTGACCTTGTACCCGTTCCATTCCTCAGGCAGCGGATCGAGCATGACGTTAATCATGCCCGTGCTCCTTTTCTGCCGGAGTTATAGCGTTTTCTGGTCATCTCGTAACGCTTGCCGAAGAGTTTATTCATGACCGGAATAATCTTCTCAACAAATTCCACCAGTGCCGTCTCATCCGGCGTGAAATCTCCATACACGTTTTTTACTGTGTCTTCCCCGAACAGACCGTCGATCTCTGCTGCAATCTGTTTCAGGTACTTCACCCGGATTCTGTTTGCCTGTAAAACCGACTCAACATCAACGTTGTCAGAATCTACCTCATCCTGTGCATGTTCTTTCTTCCATGCTGCCGCCTCTTTCTCACAGTTCTCGGAGATTCTTTCCAGTTTGTTGATGACCTGTCCGAATCGCTCGGCTGTGTCGGCATCTGCGACATTGATACTCAACGCGGTAATGACATCCCCGTCCTCATTTTTAATTGCGATTTTTCTGACACCACTGTCTAATACTAATTCTTCCATAAATTACCACCCTTTCAGAAATCGGGCAGGACTGAAAGGAACCCACCCGATTATGCTAATTTTTGATTAACACCGTTTATTATTTTCCTGATGTACCAGACGCTTTCGCCGCCCATGTAAATGTGCCATCACCGGCGATCGTGATCGTTCCAAGTTCTACCGCACCGTTTCCATTGATCTGAATCGAAGATGTCAGCGTATCGCCGCCGGAGCCGCCTGTGCTTGACGGGCACACCGTAACCGGGACGCGGATGCAATCGCCTGTATTTTTTGTGATGTCTGTTTTGTAATATCTGTAATAATATGTCTCACACTGCTTTCCCGTCGGGAACATTTTGAACATCGTGTCGATTGCAGTCTGCATATCATCAGACATGTAATCACGCTCCGGCGTTGTCGAAAACTCGTATCCCTTTACCGTGTTATTTGCGTTTTTCATGTTGACGTACTGGGTTGACTCTGTATTCGGTCCCCAGTCCTCTGTGATCTCTTTGTAGCCATCGCCCATCTCTACGATCTTGGCTGTACTGCCGATGAGAGTACCAATATCAAGTAATGACACCATGTTGGTACGATCTTCGGCGAAAAACTGTAAATTCGTTTTCATGTATCTTCCTCCTGTTATTTTTTATAAAAATACTTCAGCTGTATATTAATGGCATACACAACCGTTTTTTCATCCTGTTCGCCACCATATACCGGGGATGTCCTCGTAATTGACTGTAATGTCAGATGTGGATCTTTAAACTCAATTCCGCTCTCTTCCATCCATGCCGCAAGGTTATTCAACATCTCCTGTGCTTCAATGCTTGCCCTGTTGGTAGTCGGTGAGCACTTATAAAGTATCTGAAAAGGCATCTGCGCCACATAGCTGCCACTGATATACTTTTTCAGATATACCGCCCCCTGTATGGGGAATAATCCAATGGATCTATCCGCCTTGATGGAGTTCCATCTTATCGTCGTATTGTCAGCCTTAAACAGCTTTGGATAGTCCGGGTATGCCAGAGCAAGTGCAAGAATGCCTTTCTGTGCGTTCTCTGCATCCCGGATGGTAAGTTTTTCTGGCTCTGCCATTTATACGCCTCCTACTTCAAAATGAGGTAAAATATCCTCGTATTTATCAATCGTTGTTACTTTGTAGCAATCGTCACAGCGATTGAGCAGCCATTGATAGGCATCATTTTTCGGCAGTATTGTACCCGTATGATCCCCTTTGATAAAAAAATCCTGTGCCGGATTAAATGTCAAAAAGTACTGCTTGCATTTGTCCGGCATGTTTTCCCACTCTTTCGGTGGAAGATAGGGCTTTATCGTTTTGTTGACGTCAACAAAAAGTTTTGCCGCATCTGCACTGTCCATACCACTCTTGGAGACGTTCGCGCCCTTGGTTTCCACAAGGTCGACACCCTCGAGCAGTGTCGGGTAATATGTTTCTTCCTCGGTTTCCGCGTTGAATGATCGGTTGAAAAGGGTAACTGTTTTATTGTCAAAAAATCCCATCATTCATACCCCGCATATAACAATCCGGTGCCGGACAGGTATTCGCATACCGTGTCGTAACACAATCGGTTCTGCGCTACCTTATCCCCAAGCACCTTATCAATAAGCGTTTCATTACTTCCGAAGCTGATCGACCGACCGCCAGAGGACATTGACTTCACATTGCCGCCCTTTTCGTCACTGGCATGACTGGTCTTGAAATCTATCTGATAGAGCAGATCAGCCAATGCACAGGTGGCTTTCTGGATTTTCTCGTCAAATTCTTCCTTGGCAGCATCATCAATATGCCCATAGGTCAACTGATTCAACTTGTCAGATGCACGATCTTCCCACTTGGGGAAAAGGGATTCCCCGATAGAATCCCCATAATATTTTTCTTTGTAGAAGTCATATGTGGTGTATCCCATCAGAAATCCCCCCTTTTTCTTACCCCCTGGTAATAATCTGCGCAATGTTAATTGCTCTTGCCGGGAAGTAATCTGGCTTATCAGAAGAGTTGTTCTGTGCAATTTCCCAGTTTGTCCCTGTCTCCAACTGTGCACCAGTCGGAGAGATCACACCTGTGTTCTTCCACGAAATACCGTATGGAGCAAATACTTTTCTCTGTCTGGTATACAATGTTGTCTCTCCACCATTCTTCGCCGGATTACGATCCATTTCAGATGCAACCTTTACACCGCAGTTTGTGTACTCGATTGCTCCGTTGCCAAGAACATAGGTGGTATATTTTGTATATCCACCCCCCGCACCCTTAGAAGATTCTGCAACTTCCACAGCCGGCATCGTATCGTCAATAAGTACGATCCTGCCGTTTAAGGTAGCAAGCCCCAGATCACGTTCGATACCATCGGCATCTGTATATTTCATGTAATCCAGCAGCTTAAGATTCTCCAGATTTGTAGCGACCACAGAATGCATGATTGCAAGTGAGAAGTTTGCTTTCTTATCTCCCAGTGCTTTCTGCATTGCATTGTTAAGGGTTGTAGGTCCGAAAGTATTTTCTGTTTCTGCAGTAATATCGTAGGTGTGCGCATCTACGAACTTCTTACCCTCTCCGGTACTCATAGAGAACACACCTTTAAGGATGCTAAGAAGCGTATCCTGATCTACATCATCCCAGAACTCTGCGACCTCTCCGGCTGCTGCAGAATAATCATCCCCCGAAATATCAGATACAAAATCTTTCTCTGTCCATCCCTGCGCCCTGCCGACAACGATACGCCCCATAGTGTAATTGCCGCGCTCTTCTGCTGTAATGTCTGTCTTGCCGTCATAATTTACGGTCTTGCCAGATAAACGCGCCTTAATCAGAGTTGTGATAAAGTTACCGCCCTTCTGGTCTGGCAATAAAGATGCATACTCACCACGCTCTACGATCGCGCCGCAATGAAGCAGTTCATTTAAACGCAGATTCGGAGTCTCGCGCACTGCCGCATCAAATACTTCACCATTGAAATTTACCAAATCAAATAATGCCATGTGTTATTTCTCCTTCTTTCTGTTCAGATATGGCGCAATGTCCATATCCGGGTTTTTGTTTTTGAGTTTCATAAGTTCAGCCATAGAAAGTTTTGCCCCATCCGGCTGATTAATTGGGTTTCCAACAATCTGGCTGCGATTCTGCTGCGCCTGGAATGTCTTTTCGTCAATGAGAATGTCCGGCTTATAATTGCCTTTATCATCCTTGACAATGGCGTCAAACAGATCTGAAATACTTTTTCCGCGTGCTTCATCAGAGTTAAGTTTGTCGACCAGCTGCGCTTTGATCGCGTCTGCCGTGATAGCATTAACAAAATGCTTATCAGCAAAGAAATCTGTTACAAGACCATCAAGCCTTGCCCTTTCGTCTTTCTCTGCGCGCTCCTTACGTTCTGCTTCCAGTGTGGTCGTCAGTTCTGCAATCTTCTGATTCAGTGCATCTGCATCCGGTGCGGAATCTCTCATAGTCTGTAATTCCTTTTCAAGAGTTTCCTGCTTTCCTACAAGTTCCTTATTTTTTTCTTCGAGTTCCTGCGTTTTGGAAAGTTTCTTGTCCAGTTCCTGCTTAGAATATAATTCCTCGCCCATACTCTTTTTGATGGATTCTTTCTGCTCATCTGTCAGTGACAGACCAATCTTCTCCAATTCGCTGATTACTTTTACCATGTTCCTTACCTCTTTCTTTCCAAGTTTTTACTCCGGTCAGTCCGGCGCGAATGAGTTGCTATTTACTCCATAGCTGGCAATCGGGAAAGCGGGATTCGAACCCACATCTTTTGTTTTTATTCTTCCTGTTGAACTATTTCCCAAAAACAAAAAGAGCCAACCTCTTAGATTTTTCTAAGAAGTCAGCTCCTTTTAGCTGTTACACATAGCCATTTCTATGCGCCAATTATCAAATTTTCTTTTTTCTTACTTCATATACCTTGATTCCATCTTTAGAAGCATGGATCTCTACCGAATTTCCTTTTTTCAACGACTCCACCATCTGTTTCTTCTTTTCATCTATCATTTTCTCTATGTTCTCCATATCTTTTACCTCATGTCTAATTGTATCATGAGATTGAAAAAGATTTGTGCCATTTTTTAAGCGCACAAAAAGCACCTGTATTTCAAGGTGCCATGTGCTGTATTACATGAAAGGAGGCTCAGAATGAATAAGTGAAACCCATCTGGCAATATTATAATAACTCATATTGGGATATAATTTGTGCCAGAATGAAAGAGAGCCTATTTCTAAGCTCTCTCATTGCCTTATGATGCCAATCAATTAACATGCATAGCTTGTAACTGTGTATAAATACCTATCTACAGCTTTTCCATAAACCTAAATGCCTGTGGTCTAGCCTTGCAGCTATTTAACATTTCACGTTTGATTTCCTCTCTATCTTCCGGCGAAACATCACGGAGCAGTACAATCAGTTCTGATATTTCCGGGACAATGGATATATAAAATTCTCTTTCTGTCATTCTACTACCCCGGTTTTCTCGTACTGCTTCATAGCTGTCATATATCCCCAGTAAAAAGCATCTTCCTGTGTTGCATTGACATATGCTTCAACGGCGTCATGCAAAGCTGAATATGTATCTCTTGTTTTCTGACTTGCCATTGGTTGATTTTCCATTTCATCATGCATAATTTTAAGAATGTTCTCACGTTCTTCTAATGCTGTTCTGTTCATATTAAGCCACCTCCCCGTACACTACCCGGCATTTATTCACGCTACCGTTTGCAAGTTCCAGTTCGATGACTGACGGATAACCATTCTCCTGCAACCATTCTTTTACTTTTTGAAAAACGCTGTCCTTGTACTGGACTGTCACACCATCGTGTCCATTCCGGCTGTATGCTGTTCTCACAACCTCGTCCGTGAAAATATCAAGTTTCTGAATAATCGCGCTTACCGCCTTGTCGTGCGGTCTACCGGATTCTGAAAAAATACCGATTTCTTTGGCGATGGTGGTGCAGTCCCACAGTTTCGGTGTATCAGAGATTACCGGGGCATTGACCGGATAACCGGAATCAGAATAAATCCTTACCACCTCGGCGGCTATGTACTTGGAATCCACTCCTGCATCGTGCAGGGCCTCCTTGATGTTCTTCACCATCATATTTACGGATGGAAGCTTCTCTTTCTTGGTACCCTGCACCTTTTTGCTTGTCTTGCCTGCCTTGAACTTCTTCTCTACCTGGATGAAATACCTGCGCACCTGCTTACCTTTTTCGTTACGCTCAAGCATTGCCATTTCCTTGGCAGTATCAAGTTTGATAATATGGTCTTTCTTGGTCTGACCGGAAGGTGCGCAAATTTGAGCGGCTTCAAAATCTTCATTTTCAATGGCATCCACATCCAATAGTCTCCGTGATGACCAATCCTTATATGGCGTTCTGACTCCAAGAACTTCATGAAGTTCCGAACCATACACTACCTTTTCCCCAGTGCTCGTCTCATATACCGGCACTAACTCATTTTCAATTACTGTTAAATTCTGCATTTTGCAATTTCTCCTTGCAAAAACTGGTGGAATCCCCTATAATGCGAATAGGAAATTCCTATGATTAATAGGTTCCATTGGAGCAAACACATGCCGGCCAAAGCTAGTGTGTTTGCTCTTTTTCATCTTCAATAATTTCTTCCAAATCAATATTAAGTGCATTTGCTATTTTGCCTATTGACTTTATGGATGGCTCCACAAGTCCACGTGTGTATTTTGATACGGACGCAGTTGACACACTAGCTTTCTTTGCCAATTCGCATACACTTAATTCTTTGTTTGCCATTATTTTTTTTAATTTTGAAGAATTAAGTTTCATTTTTTTCACCCCCTATGTTTCAAATATTACCACTTCGTCGGTTTATTGTCAATCCTTTAGTGTATATAACTATACTTTTGTTTACTTTAATTCACTTTACTTTATTTTCTATTACTTTCTTGAACTTTTATATACTTTGTTGTATTCTATGTTTAAAGGAGGTGTCCACATGGATACAGCTAAAAATAATTTTGCAACCAACTTAAAAGAACTTCGGCAGGAACATTCTCTCTCTCAAAAAGATTTCGGTGCATCAATTGGTATTTCCGCTATGGCAATATCTAGTTATGAAAGTGGAACGAAGTCACCATCTATTGACACAGTGTGCCGAATTGCTGAAACTTATCATGTTTCTATAGATTGGCTCTGCGGAACGGGTGATATTAAAAACCATTCACTAGAAATAAAAACATATACTGATTTAATAGAAATCCTTATGCTTTTGGATGAAATTCATATAGATATCGAAAAAGCAGAACGTAGTTTCGGTAGTACTTTGGGACTTTCACCTTATTACCTCAGCCTTACATTTAACGATAAAACCCTTGTAGATTTTTATGATGAATGGAAAGAAATTTCTTCGATTCGTTACAAAACCCCTACTGGTGACAAATTATATAACATTTGGCTTGAAGACGTTCACAAACGTTACAATTATAATCTTCCAGAAAATTATTTAGTTGACTAGATATTGAAGTTTCCAAAATAACTTCTCAGACACTTGATACAAATCCCCGCCTACGTTATGTAAGCGGGGATTTTTCTACGGTTCATATCCATAATCTTCAATCGCTGAACAAATCATAGACAATGATTCTGTATAGCCCATTAACATCCTCTTATCCTCTTCCGATGCATCTGATTTAAAAAACGCTCTTACATCTTCCCTTAATTGTAACCATTCTTCCTTATTTTTTTTTCCGTTCATAAGACGATAACGTAATTTCTCTGCTTCACTTGAATTTTCTGTAATAGCAAATTTCTTATTATATTCCTCTATATCTTTTAGAAGTCCTTTAATGTCAGCCATTTTTACCGCCTTTCAGATTTTTAACAAATCCCATTACATCATAATAATCTTTAAACGAAACTCCAGCTTGCCTTAGACATTTATCCACCCTATTTTCTAACCATTGATACCGTTCTGGAAGTGGAACATTAAATATTTCCTTGGCAAACTCTAGGTCTGTTCCAAAAGAGAAGCTATTATTCAACACCTGTAAAACAGCTGTTTTTTCTTCATAGGCACATGCATTTATTATATTGTTCTCTTTACATATTTGCTGTTTTAACCATTCTACAGTCGCCTCTTCGATATATTCGTTTGCACCATATATCTCTGGATTATAATAACTTGCTGAACATGAATGAAGCATTTCATGCCAAATCGTACCATTATCAGCGGTTTCTACAACAGAAATATCACATGACCATTCTTTTGCTCCCCTAGAGCGCTCTTTTGCCAATTCATTATCAACTCGTATATTCCCACTCCACTTCGACGGTCTATCAGAATATTGCGTTATTTCTTCCTTTATCTGCCGCGCGGTCTGCTCAAACTCTTCCTTTGTTCTTTTAGTATAGCCTATACTGTCCGCTTTTTCCATCGGAGTTTTTACCGAATGGCTATACGCCGTTGCCCTACCATTGGCCTTTTCCGCCTGTGCCCGCTTAAATCCTGCTACCTTTATCCGGTCAGTCTGTGTCTGCAATCCATTATCCGCACAGAATTGCTTATACTGTTGATTCTGTATCCGCAGTCTATAAGCAAGTTTATCATATTGTGGCTGCAACATATCTTTTACATCAGTCTCTGCTATGCCGCTTAACTCTGCCTGTTTTGCCAGCAATTCGCGCTTGGTCTGCCGAATAGCACGCTCCATTGATCTCTGCTGCTGTTGTTTCTCATACAATTCCTGGCTCTCGTGCACATTAATTTTAGGATTTCCATCTGCATCAACATAAGGATTTCGCAGAGACTTATCCCACGGCTTATGGGAATGCCTGCAATTATATCCATGCAGTCCAAGAGGATCTACAACTCTTCCCTGTCCTGTCTTTGGATCTATGGTGTATCCGGTTGCATCTAACAGATTTGGTGTGTCTTTATCCCTCCCGACGATTTTATATATTTTTCCCTGCCAATGGTCGTGTGATGGTATTCCATCCGGGAACTTTTTGCTATGCCGCGCTCCCATATGTGCCGATACAAGAACATACTCTATTCCTTTTTGCGCTATGTATTGATTAGTTATCTGAGCAGCCGTCTGATTCATAGAAGTAACAACACAGCAACGCACTGCCGCTTCTAAAGAACGCCTGGCACCCGTCGGATAATCAATCACAACGCCACTCTGTGCATATCTGTCAAGCACTTCACATATTGCACTGTTATACGACTGCATACCAGATGCCACACGGTAATCTACCTCATTCAGCATATTGAGTAAATCTCTCTGCGTCTGCAACATAGTTGTGCGTGTAAGATTATTCAATTCTCCGAATGTTTTCATCATTTCGGCATTCATTGCCATGATGGCTGCATTATTTTGCAAAGGTGTTTGAACATCTCCAAGCCGTTTTAAAACCTCTGCATCATCAGAGAATGATGTCATAACACTATCACGCAATAAACGCCGCACTTCGTCCCTGCTCTTTCCTGTCATTTTTGAAAGTCTTTTTACAATTTCAGTATGATGCAATCCCATCTGCTGGAGTTTCCAAAGTTCCCGATCAGTAGTGCCAGACATTTCCCCGGATTTTATCAAACGCATTGCTATATCACTGATAATCCAATCTTCCAGTTCCTGATACATTTCTATCAGTTTATCTGATTTTCCGTAAAAATAATCCGGCGTTAACATTATCCTCTTCCTACCTCTCTTTTAACCAAATCGACCCATTCCTGACCATGCGTTTCCTTCGCTCTCTCAAACCAATGATCCATAGCTTCCGGATGCCCGTTCGCATCGTAGTGCAATGGCCTGCCAGTTGGATATTTCTTTTCTCCGCTGTGCGCCCATGATCTTCCATCCTCTGTCAGATACAATTCTCCCATATACTGATAATGCGCATATGGCACATTCGTCTCAATCAATCCAGGTTCAATAATATTCGTCGCTCCTACCATAGATCCCTGTTGAAACGGCATATATGGAATCATGTCATTCAAGACCTGCATGTCCAGTTTATCCTGTGCGCGTCTAAGATTTCCGTCAATTCTGCTTGTATCAAGCCTTATATTTACGTTTCCAACGGTCCTGTCGTACCTCATTTACATCCCCCATACTGCAATCGCCGCACTTACCATTAAAAATCCCCAGTAAATTGTGTCACATATTTTTTTCTTTTTCCTTGCCTTATCCATTTCTTCTATAAATGAAACACAAAATAAGAGCATGATTATTTTTAGCACCATCTTTATTCCTCCCCGTACAGTCCGCCTTTGTCCTCCCCTGCATTTTCTTCGTCACACTCCGCAAACATCTCATCAATCTCTTTATCATTAAATCCCTCATATTCTTTGAGGTATTTTCGTTTACTGTATACACCGTTCATCATAAGCTGATATGCTCTGGTTCGATCCTGTTCAAACGATGCCAGCAGATCCTTAAAATAAAATACATCTTCATCCGCTACACTTTCATCCAGTGCGTTGACGTACCCGCTCGGCATATTAAAAAATACATCGCAGTATTTGTCCAGTGCATATACCAGATCCTTGATCGCAGATTTCAGTGCATTCCTCATATCTGTGATGGTCTCCACGGTCTCGCTGTCGTCACTTTCAATCTCCGTTGCTGTGGCGATCCCTGTCTTGCGATCAAGAACAAACTGCCCCTGTGAGAATCCTGCCTTGGTTGATATCATAGATAAAATGGAATTAATATCTGCAACTCTCTGTTCTGTCAACAGTGTTGGTACATGTTCATTAACCGTATTAGAAGCTTCAACCCCCATCCTCAATCCCTTTACAAATCTTGGAAGTTCAAGTCTTTCCTTATCTCCAGTATTCTTATCGCGTTTCATCAATGCATTTTCATCAATAAATGTAATATGCTGCGAATCATCGACTTCATCATCTTTCCTGCTCCAAGCTACATCCAGATTGCGCAGTTCCTCGATACAATTTGCAAATACTGCCACGCCCTCCGGTGATGTATAGTCAATGGTGTTGTTATACGGCATCTTGAAATACCCAAACAATGGCTTTTCCACATTGGAGATTGTGACTGATTCCGGTATATTCTTCCACTCCGGTACATCTGTCAATGCAATGCTGCGCCCCAGACTGTCGCTGCCCTTTGATCTGAAAGCCTTATTCTCAATGGTGTATGTTCTTCCAACTCCTTCTCCATCGTCAGAGATCGAAGATGTAAAGTGCTGATACTCCAATCTGGTATAGTAATCATCTCCCTTAATCTGCCGGTCAATAAATATAACCCCAAGGATATCCCCGTTGCTGTTCTTCTCTGTCACTGCAAAGCTGCCTGGCATTACATAGTCGATTGCTCCCGCCGGATTATATGTACCGCTCGGCTTAAAAATAATGCCGCCCGCGCCACAGGCATCCTCTACCTTATCCCGGATGGACTTCTGGATCATTGCACCAATGCACTGATTGATATAATCCGCCCTGTTGCTGCCACTGATCGTCATATTGAGATCCAGACAGGTCTTTTTGCTGGTGTAATAGCAGAGAAACTTTGCAAAATTGATTGTGCGCACAGTCTTGCTCATCCAGTACGGTCTACCCTTAATGATGTTCTGCCACTCGATCTGTGCCATCTCCATCAGATCAGAAGAAATAATATCAACATTAAATTCTTTCTCTGCACTTATTTTGAATAAATTCATGATAAACTCCTTTACTCGTGTGAATATGTTCATATGTCACCGCCTTAAATGCCAAGCTGTTTATATACTTCATCTATCTTGTGCCACTGAATAGCAAGCCAATCAACCATTTCCTCATTTTTTGCCCAACCGCCATTATACTGGTTTGAAGAATCTGATAATCCACTCTCGTTCAAAAATGCATGCACAATTTCATGGCGCAACGTCTTTTTCCTGTATGACTTCTGTTCTTCTTCACTCAGGTCAAAGTATTTTTCTTCTGACATATCCGCAACAACAATCAATTTGCTCTCTTCGCCACAATAACCGGCTAAGCTATTTTCTTCCAGATACTTATCCTCTGATACTTTGTGTGTCTCAATTTTGTATTCTGTTCCGAGAACATTAATCTTCATATTCTCCATCGTCCTCTTCCTCCTCATCTTCGTCTATCTCGTCATCATACAGTCCATTATTGCGTCTGCTTTCCATAATCACACGGTTCAGACCATATATCAAAGCCATTACGCAGTCCTCGTCCAGTTTTGGATAAGCATCCGAAAAGCTACCGTCTGCCAACTGCTCATGCTCCAAGGTTGTAAGCTCATGCGCAAGGTGCGGGCATCGTTCCGGATCAACCACAATCTTTGTGGTCTGCTGCAGCCATTCCCAGCAATAATCCCTTCCCTTGCCGGAACCCCAACGCTTTTTGGCACCGATCGCATTAAATCCCCAATCCTGCAGCTCTGCAATGGCATCCGGGCGCGCCGAGTCACATATGATCTCTTCTGTAATGTATTCCTTAATCTTTCGGGCAAATGCGCTGTTCTTGCACCGCTTGGCAAATACCTCCGACACGCAATACAATGTATCTGTGTCCTCGTCATAGTAGGCAACCTCGAATGTTTGCGGGTGCTCAAAACCAAAGTCCAGGCCATAATAGAGAAATGGCAGATTCTCTATCTCTGCGTCCGTGATGGTCCGCTCTTCTACATTGTCGAAGATGCCACCACCAGTACCGGTTACTTCGCCCATATAGTTATTGCGGTAATATAGTGGCTTATGTACCTTGAACCACTCCGCACGCTCAAAGAATCGTTTACCAAGCCACTTCACCGGCACATTGTAATAATAGCTGTGGCAAATCCTGGTCTGCGGTTTATTCCGGCACTCTTCCACGTACTGGTTCATGAAGTTGTTCTTACTCTTCGGTGGGTTGAATATCTTGATATCCAACGCTGGCGTATCAGATCTGAGAAATGTATCTTCGATATTATCCATCTGCTCCACGCCTGCCATTTCGTCACATTCTTCATGGATCAGCATTTTTACATATCCAAATGGAACATTAAACGATTTTAAACTGATAGGTTTATCCGCTCCCACAAACATAACCATCTGTCCGGTCGGCTTATACACCGCGCACATAGGAGACTGTTTGAAATCCCAGTTATCCAGATCATTGTACCGGATCACAGTCTTCATGAACTGGTTATAAACAGATCCACGCAAGTCAACCTTGTATCGTCTGGTATATACAATATGTGCCTGTGGATCTTGCCGGATGGTCTCGTATGCCAGGTCTCCCCAGAAGTTGGACTTGATAGAACCACGACCGCCCTTAGATACAATCTCATGCACATCTATCTCCCCGGCAAATGCTTCATGCACTGTTCGGTAGATTTCCACAAAATCGGAAGTAATGTCTGTGATTGGTATCGTCCACAGAGGTGCTTTCTCCCGCTTTTCTTTCTCCTCCCGTTCAATTCTCTGCTTTTCTGCTATTGTCAGTGCTTTTTCCAGTCCATCCATTGCCTTAAGTTGATCCTTGAACTCCGGTGTATATCCCTCTCCATCCCTCAACATACCTTTTGCTATCATGCTTCTGCGTTCCTGTATTTCTGCAAGACTCATAATGTCACGGTGCTGTTCTTTCTCGATACGCTCCATCTGCTCGGCGATACTTTCCGAAATATTACTTTTCCTTACATTCTCGCATCCTGTGATAGCTGCTCGTGCTTCTGCATATCCTGCATCCTTTGCTGCTTGTGTAGCATTTCCGCCGTTCTTAATATATTCAGCAGCAAATGCTTCCTGCTTTGGTGTCAGCTTCTTCCCGTTTTTCTTATCTTTCGTTCGTTTTGGACGTTCGCTTTCGTTCGCTTTGCAATCCGAACGTTCGTTATCCCAGTCATATGCATTTTTCCATCTGCGGATTGTTCCTTCCGGTTTCCCAAGCTGGTCAGCAATGTCCACCAGCTTCATGCCGTCCTTATACAGTTCATATGCTTTATCAGCTAATGGATTTTTCTTTGCTGCCAACCGATCATCTCCTTTCATGGCAATAAAAAAGATACCGCATCCATCAAGGACATGGTATCTTTTTACAGGTGCCCGGATTGACCACCGGAGCCTCACATTGCTGTGTGTTCTCCTTCCTAAACTACTACCTGTTAATATGATAATACCATGCCCTCTGCACTCTTTCAATCATTTTTCTTTCTTTTGGACTTACCTCATACGTTCCCTTTTCGTCATGTATATATCCCTTATGTGTATGCAGATCAATCTTTTTTCCGTTCACATTGTGTAAATGCCCTGTATCAATTTGCTTATACCGCTTCTTGTTTTTATCGTAATATGAGATACTTTTTATTTCATTCTTGGTATTTACAACTGCATACACTCGCCCATCTGTCATGGTTTCCATTGGTGCTGTAGCTGATCCATTATTATAACTAACAAATTTTATATTTCCAGTCTGATATAGTGTTTTATATTCACTGCCATACTTCTTACCTTTATCGCTTAATCCACTACTGGCTCCTCTGCCACCAAAGAACTGCAAATTCTCTACCACTGCGCCACCTCCGCCTCATGCCACTTCTCACTAAACTGCTTGATATGTACAATATTTCCCTTACACTCATCCGGGACTTTGCCACAAAAAATAATCTGTGCCGGCTGCAATCTCTCCACCATATCAAAATAACCATCTAAAAACCGCTGTTTCCCTTCCTCACTGTTCTGTGTTCCTACAGAAGAAACTGCAACAACACCATGTGTAGGTTCTCCATCAAAGCACCATTCAAACGACTTCCGATCGCTCCAGCAAATCGTAGGAATAACATTGATTCCATGCATCTGCCAGTACGCGCCGAGCCAGTGCTTACGGTAATGGTTATAGATCTGTAACGACTTTGGAAAATCCGTATACAGACTGAAATCCGGTGTCAGCACATACTTAAACCGTTGCAACATTGCCGTGTACTTATCCGGGTCTGTCCATACTCTGGTAAACTGGTAATCATCCAGGAAGAAATGTACTGCCTTATTCTCCGGTTCTTTTGCGTTCCTCGCATAATTGAATCCGATAAATTCTGCATTATCAAATTGTACAGGCTCTAACTCCGGTATGTCATACTGCCCGACTCCGTCAAATAATATCCTCTGTGCATTTTCGTAATTTCTCTGTGTTTTATACATGGCATAGTCCTTTCCTCATATCATAATTATAGGACAGGTCAAGCATGGATTTGTGCCAACTTTAGGGCATAATAAAAGAGAGGCTGTTATTCCTCTCTTCCCCATACGATCATACACTGCCCGTTCTTTTCTTCCACCAGATGCGCCATCCTCTGCCGCATAAGTCTCTGCGCTGTGCCTTTTCTCCTGTAAAAACTCCTCCTGCTGATTGGGAGAATGCCGTAGTGTGCTTCAAGCATGTCGTAACTGGTCCCAATAATGATTGATTCTGTCAGTTTATCAGCTATGATGCTGTCCACGTTCATGCAGATCTCGTATATTTCTTTTTCATCCACGCACATTCCCCCCCTAAAACTTTCTTTTCCTATTCTTCTCCCTGCCAGATCTTCGGTGTACCATCAGCATTGAGCATAACGGTAAGACCGCCGCCCGTACTTATTGTGATATATAAATACATCACTCCTGTGTCATTATCTGCATAAATAAGATATTCTTGTCCACTTCCCACCAGTACCATTGTGTTTTCCTGTCCCGCACTGACATTTGCTGTATCACTGCATCCGGCAATCAGAAGTGTTGCTGTTATGATGGCTGTTATAAGTTTCTTTCGCACTGCATTAGTCCTCCGTATTTTCCTCATATTCCTCTTTGCTGATGGTCCTGATGCATTCCTCACTCACGCCTAAACTTTTCGCCATGTTTGCAATGGCTCTTTTCACATAGTCGTATGCACTTTCTTCAAAAATCCTTGGCTTTTCTTCTGTGACTGTAAAACCTATATTCTGCTCTGTATATCCAACGGAACCCTCTCCGCCAAACATTTCTGAATCCTTAATTTCAAAGTATAATGATATTCTGATTTTCATTTCATTCATTGTTTTTCCTCTCTTTCTCAAAGTTCATCGATCATCTTTGAGTACTCGTTATACTGTTCTTCCGTCACATCTGCGACATTGTTCAGGAAAAAATATAAATATCCTTTTGAGTACTCGGCTGACCATAGTTTTAATTTGATTTTCTTTTTGGCAATTTCATAATAGAGACCGAAATCCATTATTATATTTTTCATGAGATGACCATTCCTCTCTTCTTGGTTTTGTTATCTGGTTCTAAAATAAACTCATCTGGTTCTCGTCGTACTGGTAAATGCGTCCAGTCATGATCCTCCCTAACTGACGCAATCTCTCCACCCGTGGTTTCTGCTTAAGATTCGCCATATAATTATTATCCACTTCCGGCGGTATGGAAAAATAACATTCCTCCGGTAATGGCAACTGATTTTCTGTGCAGATCTCGTGGATCTTTGACTGATAATAAATGATATGATTCCGTGTCAGATTCATGTTGCATCCATCGGACCAGAACGGATCATTACACCCGTTCTGATTGATAACTTTCCAGTGTTCTATTTCTCTGCGGATGCACTGGCAGTACTCTTTCACTTTATCTTCTGCTGTCTGTATCATGACAGCACCTCCAAATCTTCCAATGGAACATAATGTTTTAAATTGTTCGCATAATAAACAACAGCACATTTTACCGTTTCTTTTGCTCTTTTCGATACATAAAACGCTTCTGGAATGACTCCGATACCTACATCACATTCATCTTCATAAATCGCATCAAGATAGCCTTTGATGACAATATCCTTATATCCAACAATTACACCTGTGAAATTCTTATCAACGTGTTTGAAATAAGTTTTCTCGATATATTCAACATTTTTTTCGACAGTGCCATCATTGTTTCCATCTGCCAGATTATTGTCCATTGCATCAGCAGTTAATGTTTTCCTGTCGAGATACAGCCATCTTCCGTCTTTAAATGGCTTATAAAAGCCTTTGCATTTTACTTTTTCAAATAAATTCATGGCAACACCTCCGAAAAATTTAAGGTTTACGCAAACCGGAGCTGTCCGGTCTGCTCTGCTTCTATCTGCATATTTGGCATCCGCTCTGCAACACACAATTCTGGCAAATTTGCTCTGACCAGTGCTGCAGGTATTGGCGGACATACTGCATTGCCGCATCTTCGCACCTGTTCGCTTCTCGGATATGTCTTGCCGGTGTAATCATGGTCGATTATGTAATCGTCCGGAAATCCCTGACATCCATATAACTCCCTTGGCTCCAGCATCCGCAGTCCAATATCCACAATCTGGTAATCAGTGCCGTTGATGGTCACAAGTCCAAAGCGATCCTGTGCTGTGACTGTATCAAGCGGATCTTTGATATCCTGCCCTGTTCCCTGTCCATAGTATTTAATCAGAAATGCTCTGACCTCTCCAAAATGTCCGTCACCGGCTGTGATCGTTGGTAATGGCTGTCTGATATCTTTTCCGTCACAATGATTGTTCATCTGAATCAGATTCGCAGTAACAACGCTGTTATGATCCCATGCGGTCACTGTCGGAAGCGGATTTTCTACTGTTTCCCCAGCACCTTTATATCCTCCGTCATAGTACTTATGCAGAAACGATGTGACCAGTCCATATCTATTTGAGCTGTCAACTGTCATGATCGGATCTTCTATAGTCTGTCCTCTTACTCCATCCTTTGAGGTTTCTGAATGGTACTGAATCAATGTAGGACTGATAAGGCACTGCTGATTGCCAGTTGTAATTGTATGTATCGGATTTTTGCAATTTCCACCCGGATGATTTGTCGTATTTGTCCCCATATATGGAGTTTGTAATTGCCTCTGAATCTCCCACTCGGTTTCTGGATCTGCAAAAGGTAACTTGTCCATTTCTTCTGGATTGCAGTATGTCGGATATCTCATTCTGTCAATAGGGAACCCCTCTCCGTCTCCTGTCTGCCCGATCTGTACCATGTATGGCTCTACAATCCCATATCCGTGCTTTCCGGTGATAGTCGGCATCGGCTCTCTGATGTCGTTCGGTCTACGCTCACCGCCATGATTACACTGAATGATAAAAGGCTTTGGATTATTCAAAACGAATTTTATAAATCCTCTGGCTATCCTGTCCATCGTCTTTTGTGCCAGTGGTCTTACTGCCCGGATGCCGTATTTCTCCTTGATTTCTTCCGAAGTATCGAAGATACTTGGACAGGGCAATGAAAAATCCAACTGCGTGTATGCTCCAACATAAGGTTTTTTCAATCCTGCCTTTACCTCTTCACTGTCTGCCGGTGCGTGTGTCGGCTCTGGCCAGACGATCGGCTTGCCGTCACACCGGGCGATCATGAAAAATCTCTTTCGCATGGTAGGTGCTCCGTAGTCAGCGGCAATCAGCTCCCGGAATTGCACTTCGTATCCTAAATCCGTGAGCTGCTGAACGAATTTCTGAAATGTTTCGCCCTGCTTTGCCTTAATCGGATGGTGTCGCCGTCCAAGTGGTCCCCATGTTTTGAACTCTTCCACATTTTCAAGCATGATGACTCTCGGTCGGACAAGTCCCGCCCATCGGCAGGCTACCCACGCAAGACCACGGATATTCTTATCTTTTGGCTTGCCACCCTTTGCTTTGCTAAAATGTTTGCAGTCCGGAGAGAACCAGGCAAGTGCTACTGGATGTCCTTTACAGGCTTTTACAGGATCAACCGCCCACACGTTTTCACAGTAATGCTTCGTATTCGGATGGTTCGCCTTGTGCATCTTGATAGCTTCTGGATCATGGTTGATGGCTATATCAACACTGTATCCGGTTGCCATTTCTATACCAGTGGAAGCGCCGCCCCCACCGGCAAAATTGTCAACTATCAATTCTCCATGTATCATTTTCTTCAAAAGGAACCCGGCGCGCCTTTTATCCGGATAGGTCCCGGCTCCTTTCATATTATTGTAGTTTTTACCTCTTTGATGTATAATGATTTTAATTTACACATAAGGAGGAATTTTTATGTCTAAGGATATAACTAATAACTTCAGCGTTTTAAATGCTGATTTGCCAGAATCAGTTGATAATGCATTAAAAAATCTTACAGATTTGCCTTCCAAAAATGTCGGTCAAACATTATCTGATTGTTGGTTTTTAGTCTTTGGCGGTATTTCACAATTAGCCGAAAAACGTAAATTAAAATATGCCAAAGACTTAGAAGAATTTAAGCAATCCTTAAGTTCAAAAATCACTTCTATTCCAAAAGAAAATCGTGTCGAAGCAAATACCCAAATAGTAATGCCTGCATTAGAAAATGCAAAATACTGTGTTGAAGAACCAAGTCTACGTGAAATGTTTGCAAATTTAATTTCATCATCGCTTGATATTGAAAAACAGGATATTGTTCACCCTTCTTTTTCGGATATATTAAAAACCATGACACCACTAGATGCTCAAAACTTAAAACTAATATTTGATAATTATCAGTTACCAATTTGCAATATTGTTAGAACATCTGATAACCCATCTTTGTATGCCGTGGTGTTGCAAAACATATTTTTAGAAAACTCAGAATGTACTATATATGAACGCCAATCTCTTTCCATCAGTTTTCTATCTAAACAAGGGCTAGTTGAAATTCCTTCATCGCTCTCCATACATGATGACGCTGCTTATTTTAAATATGAGCAATGTGATGAAATGCTACAAATTCAAAATCAATATCCAGATTATACATTTCAATTACAAAAACGTTTAGTAAAACCAACTCCTTTAGGCGTTTCATTTCTCGACATATGTTGTCCTGATTAACTCTTTAAGCATTGCAAAGATATCATTTACATAGCTATCTATTATTTTCATATAGTAGATAGCTACAATTTTATTTACAACTAACGCAGTGATGATTGTACAAAGATTATTAATTATAAAGTATTTCATATATTCACCTCCTTTCCGTCGGTTTTTCACACCGCTCAAATTCAATTACCCACACCCACGGATTAGCATCCCATCCGTAGCGGTCAAGGTTGGATTTCTTGATGGTGCTGTTCCATATCTGCATAAATTCGACCTGTGGCGGTTCAATCCATCCAGTATTCATGCAATCTGTACATCCATGCACCCCGAGTGCTACATGATCGCATCTTATACCTTCTGAACCCTCTCGGAGTGCTCCATTATATGTGATATCCTGCAGCCGCTCTACTCTCACATCTATAACCTTAAGCCAGATACGGGCGGCTTCTTTCGGCATGTGGATGGATGGTTTCCATTTTGTAACATCGGCAATATCATCTTTCTGCCAATCTTCGTAGTAATAGTATCCTTTCGGTGCCTCTTTCCATGTTTCACGAACATACAGGATATCGCCCGTACAGATAGGACAGGTTCTCTCCGCCGTACTTAACTGTTCCGTATGCTCCTTATCAACAAAGTTATGTACTGCATAAGTCCGCCTGTCAGCATTGTAAAAATCCATATCCGGCACAGTACACTCATTGGCATCTTTGCAAATTCGCCTTGTGCAGGTCTTCCGTCCGTCCAGAATTGCCCGAACCATCTCGGTATTGAATAAAATCGGTTTAATCGGCATCTACTCCACCGCCTTTCACAATCTCGATTGCCCTCCTGTTCCATGCTTCTACAAATTCACCCCAGTCATAAGTACCGGTGCAAAACTCCAAGCCACATTTACAATGAATGTTAATAGGGGCGCCACCACTATCTGGGTCAATAAATGTCGGGTGCCAATCCATACTCGGCTCATACACATCTTTTTCAATATCTATACTGTGTCCGCAAAACGGGCATGGCTTAAGTTCTTCATTCATTCTTCGTTTTCCTTCCATTTCTCACATGTATCATCCAGTCCACGGAAATCTGCACAGTGTTCACTGTCTCCATTGCAACAAACGCCCTCATATTCAGCGTAGTATTTACATGTACTGCAATATTTTTTTGTTATTGATTCATTCTCCGTCATGACTCTATCTTTCATTTCTGCCAATTCCTCTTGACTGAATTTTGTGTAACCGATTCCACAATTTGTAAATCCTCCCGCTCTATACGCTATGGTTCTCGGCATCCTACACCTCCAACAGTTCCGGATTATCAATCTCGTTTCCAATAACATCTATATAATCCGGATTAATATCTCCCAATGGAACACTTACATCAGTCTCTAACGATGTAGCTTCCCATCTCAATGAATCATCTGACCATTTGATAACGTAATCTTCATCTTCGTACCGGAAGATATCTTTCTCATAGATTCCCTCATATCCGGTGCACTGGCAGATGGTGTTAGGTATAACCTCTACAATCTTATTTCCATGACTAATTTCCCCACTATCAACGTCATAAAACTTTTCCGGCTCATTTACGATAATTACCGTCTTTTCTCCAAGGACTGCATAAAATCCAGTTACCCACTGTTTTCTAGTCCCTATTGGTCTTGCTTTACATAAATGTCTATTCTCCATCACGTTCCACCTTTTTTCCTTTGCAAAATCCTCTATGTTCATGCACGGAGAAAGAAATACTTCCGGTCTGTTTCATGTAAGTCAATTTTTCTCCGGTCAACTCACATTTGTGTTCACGTTCGTTCAAATACTGACATCTTCCATCACAATACATCGCTTTCCCCCTCCATTTTTTTCAGCTTGGCTTCGGCTTCATCTCTGGTAAAGAAAATTACTTCTCCAAAACGATGTGCAAATGTAAAGTCATAGTTTTCAAACCATATTTGCGTAGTAAAATCCGTTCCTTCCATTTTTTCAATCTCGATTTTCAACACCCTATGTTTTGAAATTTTTTTACTTGCCTTATTAACTTTATAAACAATATCTCCCACCTTACACGGCAACCGCAGAAGTAATCCCTGCTCCTCGGCATCCTCATAGTCTTTGAGTTTCCGATATACGGCATCTATTTCCTCGCAATCCGGTTCACATGCCCTTTCCCACAGTTCATCATCAATCCACAATGGATTTCTCTCTGTTAATCTCTCCATGCTATCCCTCACTTTCTGCCCGAAGCCATTGTTCCACATCTGTAACAGAACACATTGCAACACCGCCCTCAATGGTCTTTACGCTACCCTGCTCATATGTTTCGATTGAGCAAAGGAAATCTAAAAGTTCATCATCCGTCATGCTCCTGATCCGGTCTGCATTGGTCTGTGGCTTTTCAATATGTGGCTTTTCTGCATCTGTGCTGTACGACTCCGGCAGTGGCATCCAAGCATTTACAAATAATCCATATTTTGCATAGCTTTTGTCATCATCCCCCGGATAAAACGCACCGTTACCATCTTCATCAGTTTCATATCTTCCGATATCTGGAATAGTAAAGTTTTCAAACGATACCAGGATATATTTATCAGTATTAGGAATCTGCTCATCTACTGGAATCCATCCGCTTTCCTGCTCCAAAATCCTGTTGATTTCTTCCTCCGAAACCACTTTTGTTAGTGGAGAATACCCGCAGGCTTCTGTTGCTGCCTCAGATATCCTGTTTTTAATCCTGCTTATTTTCATTCTGATCCTCACTTTCCGGCAACATAGCATATTTATAGCTACTCATTTTACCGTCGTATGTGCTCCATGACGTTTTTCCGTAATCCCATGTATAAACCGTTTCATCTTCATATTTTGCAAAATGTTCTTTGCTCCACGCAAAAAGTTCAGAATCTCTTCCGCATATTTTTCTCTATTCAGCATCTTTCTTCTCCTTCCCGTACCGCAACTGATACGGTACTTCTCTGAATCTTTTCAACGCATCCTGGTCCGGGTGCTTTGTCGGCATTGACAAGTTATTATTCATTTTTCCGATAATTGTGCGGCGTTTCTTACCTTCTTTCCACATTTATATCTCCCCCTGCCTCTTCTGATCTCTCTTCGGGCACCAGCGCGGGGAACTCTTAATCAGCCTGCATATCTCTTTTTCTTCCCTGCGGCAGTAACATAACGCTTTCATATCCTTGTTGACTCGTCTCATAGTTCCCAGACTTTCACATTTGCTACACTCCGGTGCTATTTCATATCCATCATTATCTGTGGCATTCCGTAAATCATTTGCATTGATGTAATAAACAAATCCACCATACTCGCAGCCACCATTAAAAGCCGGATAGATAATCTCACGGAAAATCTCTTTAACCGTCATTCCCTTATCCAATGCTTTTATAATCTCATCCCGGTACGGCGAATACATGCTTTGTCCTTTTCTCTTACCCATTGTTCCGTCCTCCCATCACTTTTTGAATCATTTCTTCCCTGTGTCGCTCTGCGATATGGTCCCGCACCGACTCTTCCGGAAATGCGATCTGGTACGTCCGTTCCTTAATCCGGTTCGTGATCCGATCATCATACTGCAATGTTTCCAGCGACTCATTACTTGTAAAAATCGTTACTTTCCGGTTTATATAACGCTCATTGATGATCTGATACAGTTTGTCGTTGATCCAGTCTGCCGGACGTTCCACACCAAAATCGTCAATAATCAACACATCTGCGGTACTAAGTGCATCCAGCAAGCGGCTCTCGCTGTATTCTGCATCCTTTCGCCATGTATTCTTGATCTCCTGCAAAATGGTCAGCGATACCGCAAACTTGACTGCGTAACTTTTCATGAGTTCATTGGCGATACCGGCAGCAATCCGGGTTTTTCCGCTACCCTTAGTTCGGGACCAGATAAAAAGTCCCATGCCCTGTTCTTTTTGGTTCTCGAAATCATCCAGATAGGTTTTTATAATCTTACAGGCATCTGACACTTTCTTTTTACTGTCTGGGTTCCGGTACACATCCATCCGAAACGTCTTTAAATCCATTCCCCGGAATGCCTCCGGTATATCCGCAAACCGTAACCGCCTTGACATCACCGCACGCTCACGGCATTTACATGGTACTGCCCGCTCAACACCGTCCTTTTTTACCAGTATCCATTCATCCCCATTGCAGATCGGACACACATCAGAATCCCCGGAACTCTCCGGTGTCTCCGCGTTCCTGCATGAGTTCGTTGAGTGATTTCTCATGCGTTCCAGTATTTCTTCCAGTTGATCCATGGTCCTCTCCTTTCAGGTATTGCATAAATAAATTTTCGCGAATCCAGTTCTCCGGCTTTTTGATATATCGCTCTGCTGTTTTCTCCCGCCTGCATGTATCTGCATAATTCTGTGCTGCCAGTACCAGATCATCTTCCGGTACACCAGCCAGTACCGCATTGCAGTATTCTGTTTCAACAAGATAGCCAGTACACCGTTTTGGATAGGCTGCGGCAAATTCCTCAAACTGCTCCACGGGGGATATAGGGGGTGTGTTATGTTTTTGTTTATGTCTTTGTTTATTAATAGGTTCACTTTGTGGTTCACACTGTGGTTCATTTTGTGGTTCACTTTGTGGTTCATTTTTATAATAATTTTGAACCACAAGACTTTTTATCTTATATTGTGCCGAAAGATTTCCTCCCCTTGCTTTCCACTCAATAAAACCATCCGTCGCAAGTTTATTCCTCGCTCTTTTTAACGCTGATGCATTTAATCCAGACCGAAGTCCAAGGACTGACGAAGCTACCGTAAACGTATCTGGCCACCCTGCCTTATTCGCTATGGACATCAAAGCATGCCATAAGGCGATCACAGTGTTGGGCTGCGGGTTTAGTTCGAGCCTGTCGTAAAATGCTTTTATCTCAGCTAAGTAATTCAAGACATCACCCCGTTTCCAAGTCCGTTATTGTCACTTCTGTTCGTGGATGCCATTTGTCAACATCTACATAGCTGCCATCCGTAGAAACGATGATCTTGTAATTATCATCTGCCAGTACCTTGTAGTGCACTAAAATGTCATGCAAAGCCTCATGCAGGTTTGTGAGATCGACTTTTCGGTTGTTTGGCATGTAATACACGGCTTTTACATTTACTTTGCGATCGATGGTAGTTATATGCGGCATATACGGCTTGCACTGCTTTTCATATTTCATATACGCTGCTGACTGTATTATTTTAGGGCGTCCTGTTTTTGGGTTTTTAATGATCCTCTGACTGTTTTTCTTCGTGATCGGTTTTAAATCGATCGTAAATTTATACTCCATCCGCACCGCCTATTCTGATCTGTGCATTGCAGTCCCTGATCTGTTCCGCGAGATATGCCGGAAGTGTATAACAATCAACAAACTCATGTGCTTCTGCAAGGTCTTTTCTTTTCAATGCCTTATAACTCTTTGTCTTGCCGTCATCGTCATATAATCCAAATTCACGCTTTAACTGGTTATATATATCTGTGTAAACTCTTTTACGAATTGCCGTATCTTTATAGGCTTCTGACTGCTTACCGCCTAATAACTGCACACCCATGCGTTTTACATGAGCAGAAATCTCGTCCGACTCCACGCCGAACAACGGCATATCGTTCTCGATGGAATGTACTTTCTGTTCTACATTCTCAACTTTCTGTTCGAGTTCCATCGTCCCCTGTGCAATCAAAGCAATCTGTTCAAATGCGGTAAGTGGCTTTTTAACTGCCTCTTCCATTTCATGGAAACGATTAATATATTTCGCCGTAAACTCTGTTCCCTTAACTCCTGTCAGCTTATGGGCGATAAATTCGCAGCCTTTCTTTGTGACCAAATAACATGGTCTGCTCTGGTTATTTGCATCTTTATATGCGCTTTCTTCAAAGAAATCGCCCGAGCCAATTTTGGCTTCGGCTAACTGATCCGTATAATTTCTGATATCTCTTAATAATTTTGAATGATCTTTACCGACCATCTCCGCAACCTCAAGCGAGGTAATTTTCTGTTCTAAATTCAACTTTTTTCTCCTTTCCCTCCGGCACCCATCGGCACCGGAGATCATGGCTCTTAATAATACTGTGATATATTATTCTGCATGAACTGTTTCTTTTGCCTGTCGGCAGGTGTTACAACCCTACAATACAGATTTCCCGAATATTTTCCGGAACTCTTCTCTTGTTCCGTAATGTTCTTCAAAATATTTCTGTGCCATCTGCTTAAGTTTTAAATCAATGTCCGCCGAATTCCTCCCGGCATACACTCCGTTTGGATGCAGATCAGGTCGAAGTGGAATGACAAAACCATATTTCTCACTATTCTTCCTATTAGGATTTCCACCGAATATATGATGTCTCTCTACCGGTGCAGATCCGGTAAAATAACAATGGTCCATATCATCTGTGAATACACTCCATAATTGTTTCATACGCCCCACCGTTCTTTCATCTCTGCAATCTCGGCAGGCGTGGCGGTCTCAACGCCAAGTTCTTTTGCATCTGCCACCGTTCCATCAATCAAAACAGACATTTCTTTTGTGTCATATGTATGGCTGCCACGATAAATCCTGTAAAATGTAGCTTTTTCCTCATATTTAACAGGAATTGCATGTATACTTTCCTGTTCCCACATAAATTCTTCTGGAGCATTCGTTTTATAAACCATGATGTCACCATCCGGTAATAACTGTGGCTGCCCATATTTACAGATCAACACGTTTTTAGCTTTTGCCTTGGATATAGTCAGTGCATCCGCAATCTTTCCAACAAGAACATGAAAATAAGCATTTGCATCCAGTGATCGTCGCTGCGTGTATTTAACAGCTTTAATTTTCAGTTTGTCATAACTTTTTAACTTGTCATACTCTGCTTTTACAATGTCATTCTCATTGACTTCGAACGTAATCCGAAACCGGTTCGTATCGAAGTCAAGAGAAGCCCCAACTGCTTTTCCGGTAAGTTCCATCAGGCATCAGCCTCTTTCTTTTTCTTATACCAGGTCTCGACCTGTTCAATCAGTTTGTTTGCCAGTTCCGTAGAAATGTCAGATGTACTGGAAAACTTGTACATTTTCTTAAGCTGGTTCATGATATCTACCGCCTTTGCGTTCTCACACATTTCAGCGTAGGCATCCACAAATTCATTGATTTTATGTAACTGCTCTGCCGTTGCCGGTGTGAACTGCATCGCCTGTTCTTTGTACGGGTCTTTCTCCGTAGATGGATCCGGTGTCTCTCCATCAGGATCTTTCATTTCTTCTGTAGGAATACAAAATACCTGGAAACATGCGTATTTAAAAGCGATTGCCATAGCTTTATTTGTTGCTTTGTCTCCAGAGTCCATACCCTCTCCAACCGTGATTGCTTCAATAGAAGAGCCGTCCTCTGCATAAAAGGTATATTTGATTTTGCAGATAGAGTAGATCAGCGTGCCGCCTTTATTGGTAACTCTCTCCTGTCTCTGCTGCTCCAGCACCTCTGGAACAATAAACACATGATTTTTTACCAGCGCCGGATTAATTGCATTCATAACAGCATCAATACCACGGTACTTAAATCCCTGCTGCTTGTTCACAGCATCCTTACCAACCGCACCGATCTCTTCCATACAGTGGGATATGGCTTCGTAAATGTTCATTTTCTGTGCTGTCTCTGCCATTCTTATACCCTCCGGAATTTAATGCCATACTCACGCATAGCAGATTCAAGCTGCACGATCTGAAACGGATCAGCAATAATCTCATATACAACCGTGTTAGTTACCGGCTTCGGCTCTACAAATTTCTCTTCCTTTACAGTCTCCTGTGCAATCGGCTCTTCCTGTACTGGTGTATCTGCCTTCTGCTCACCCTCTGCTGCCTTGTGAACTTCATCTTCAGCTTTTCTTTTTTCTTCCTCTGCCGCCCTACGCGCTTCCTCTTCCTGTCTGCGCAGGATATCTTCTTTCTGCTTCTGATACTGATTCATAGTAGTAAGTGCATCCGACAGTTCCAATGTGGTCTTATATTTTGCAATGCCCTTATCTTCAAACTCCGACTCCATGCTGTGGATGGTAGCGAGATCCTTTTCTACATGTTCCACATGCTTCATAATTCCTTCTTTGATTGTTTTCTTGGTGGTCGTAGAATTTTCCCACTTACTGTCATAAATGCGTTGGAGTGGCAGATATTCAGCCACAGTATCATGCTCTGTGATGATCTCAGTATAGATATCAGAAATCAACTTTTTCCTTTCTTCTACACGCTTTCGTTCAAATTCCTCAATCTGCCCGCTGATAAAATTGATTGGCTCGTCAATCAATTTGTCCAGTTCCTTGACCTGTGCTTCGAAATCGGTATAAGGAACCATAAAATTTTTTTTGACTTCCAGTTTCTTATCATTCATGGACTTTTTGAGTTTTCTGAGGTTAGCTACCGCCTTTCTCGCTTCTGGCCTTGTTTCCTCGGTAAACACCATGTTCTTATATACTTCCAATTCAGCTTTTAATGCTGTCTTTAATTCCTCGAAGTTTCCTCCGATAGTTCCGTTTTTCTGCTCCACTAATAAATTAATTTCCTGCATTTTCTATCTCCTTTTCTTCTCCGATCATTTCCTCACGCTCATACAGTGCCGTCATTCTTTCAAACAGGCGGTGCATGCGCACCTGTTCTGCTTCGTATTCATCCCAGTCCGGTGCATCCGGTGTGATCTCATTCATTGCTATTGCCTCTTCCTTTTTCGTTCTTGTACAGTTCATATTCCTCCGAAAGAATGTATGTATTGAACGTGACACCTTTATATTCAAAAGCAACTTCCGTATATCCGCGTTCCGATATATACCCTGTTTCGTGTACCTCAGTTCCGATCGCTTTTGATAATTCCAGTAAGTCTTCTAAATGGAAAACCAGAATTCTTTCATCAGCACTGAGCCCATTGCTCATTCCAAGGTTATCTTGCATGGCAATCAACTGCTTTCGCATATCAATCATCCTGTCGATCGCCAGCAATTTCATCTCAATACTTGCATCCACTTATAAATTCCTCCATTTCCATCTGCGTCCAATCCGTTGCCCGGACCATCCGCTCAATCTGTTTTTCGCGCTTCTGCCGTTCCGTCTCACCGGTTATGCAGTCATCACACACTCCGTTACGACCTTCGCCCGGGTCCATGGAACAGCCACAGCGTTTGCATTGTTTCTCATACATTGACACAACCTCAATTTCAGTGTTACAATAAACGCAGAAATACTAGGTATTTCCACGATTGAAATAGCACCTGCGCTCGCCAAAGTTCAGGGTGCTATTTTTCTTTTTCACTAAGTAACCATCCTTTCATCTGATGATAAATTGGCACATAGCTTTCAGCATCAACTTCGATATTGAAATCAAGTCCCACTTTCGCAATAATCATGCCAACAGCCATATCCTCTACTTTGGGATTCTCTTTCTCGCTTAAACATTGTGCATTTGTCACTACCTTGCCTCCTTCGTACTGTCACTGCAATCGATCAACACCATATCCCCATCCAGCTTGTCCGCCTGATGAAAACAAAACATCTCGATCTGCATCTCTCTTCTGCGCTCCGACAGAACTCTCAACCCGTATCCAGCTCCGGCGATAAATCCACCAAGGATACAGACTGCTCCGGCGTAGTACATGTAAATGCCGTCGCTGTCGAGACAGCACATGGCAAGCATTGATATGATTCCACCGGTTGCCATGATGATTTTAGATAAACGTCTCACACACTATCACCTCCCCGCTCCTGTTGTTCTAAGTCTCCACTTTTCAAAGACCTCTGTGTCAAACAAAATCGGACTGTTTCTCGCCGGAGTCGCTTTCCACGCATAGTTTTGTCCTTTTCTACGGTATGCATAAAGCAAGTACTCACGCGGAAATCCCATTTTTTCAAGCTCTGTTGCTCTCATAACCTGTTTAGGGTAAACCATTCAACCACCTCCTACTCTACCGGAATCCCGATCACACTCTCCATCAGATCAATGTGATCTACGGTTATATGTACCTCGGTATGCGGATCATGGTTCTTTTTCAACCAGTCGACTACCGGCTTACACAGTTTTTCTAACTCTTCTGCTTCGCTCATATTTCTCCTTTCTCGTTACATTTCTTTATTTCTCCATCTGTGGTACAATCTCCTCACAGGACGTTGCCGCGTCCGAGTATCAATCCCAAAGGAGATTTATTACTATGGATGACTTAATAATTCAGTACGCAATGAAAACTTCCGACAATTTAATCAAGAACAATTTACAGCCAATCCTCGAAATGCTAGCTGGTGGTTTAGATCGTCAAATTACCGAAGATGAAGCATTGCTTTTGACCAATGCCATTAAGGTGTCTGTTTATCTCGGAATAGCTCAGACGATGACAACTCTATGCTCTTCTGGCATTCTGGAATATTCCGAAGATGCTCTAAGACGATATCTGCTAACTCCTCAGTAGACTTCAAATCGTTTTTTATTTCTGCTTCGTTT